CGATTATGGTTTGAAAGTAGGTAAAGCAATAGAGCAAGAGTGGTTTAATAATGATAGAGGTAATACTAGGCATAGAACTAATCATGCTGATTTTCATAATTTAAGATTGTATGCTAGAGGCGAGCAATCTATACAAAAATATAAGGATGAGTTATCTATAAACGGTGATTTGTCCTATTTAAATTTAGACTGGAAACCAGTTCCAATTATATCTAAGTTTGTAGATATAGTTGTTAATGGAATTGCTGAAAGAACATACGATATAAAAGCTTTTTCACAAGATCCTTTTGGTGTTAAAGAGAGAACTGATTATATGCAGAACGTTCTTGATGATATGCAAGCTAAGCCTTTTATAGATCAAGCAGCTGCACTCGGGGTTGACGCCTCTAGTAGTAATGTAAAGCAAGAGGATTTACCTGAGAACAAAGAAGAGCTCAACTTGCACATGCAACTAAACTACAAGCAATCAATTGAAATAGCTGAAGAACAAGCTTTAAATACTTTATTTGATGGTAGTAACTATGAGTTGATTAAAAAAAGATTTTATCAAGATCTTACAATTTTAGGTATTGGGGCTGTAAAAACGTCATTTAACACTTCAGAAGGAGTTGTTATTGATTACGTTGATCCTGCAAACTTAGTTTACTCTTACACAGAATCCCCTTACTTTGAAGACATATACTACGTAGGTGAAACAAAAACTATTCCAGTAAACGAGTTAGCAAAACAATTTCCTCATTTAACAGAAACCGATCTTGAAGATATAATGAAAAATAAATCTTACAATAGGTCTAACCACAACTCTAGACATAGTTACGATAAGGAAGACAACAACACTGTTCAGGTTTTATACTTTAACTATAAAACTTATATGAACGAGGTTTACAAAGTTAAAGAAACTGGAACTGGCGCAGATAAAATTATACCAAGAGATGATCAATACAACCCGCCCGGTGATATGGAAGGTGGATATGGTAGAATGCTAAGATCTATAGAGTGTCTTTACGATGGGGCTATGATATTGGGTACTGAAAAGCTACTTAAATGGGAGATGTCTAAAAATATGATGCGCCCTAAAAGTGATTTTACTAAAGTTAAAATGAACTATGCTATTTGTGCTCCAAGAATGTACAATGGAAAAATTGATTCATTAGTAAAAAGAATCACTGGTTTCGCAGACATGATTCAATTAACCCACTTAAAATTACAACAAGTAATGTCTCGAATGGTTCCAGATGGAGTTTATTTAGATGCTGATGGTTTAGCTGAAATAGATTTAGGCAACGGAACAAATTATAATCCACAAGAAGCTTTAAACATGTTTTTCCAGACTGGGTCCGTGATAGGGAGGAGCTTCACGTCGGAAGGTGATATGAATCCTGGTAAAGTACCTATTCAAGAAATTACATCAGGTTCTGGTGGTAATAAAATGCAGGCACTAATTGGGACGTACAACTATTACTTACAAATGATAAGGGACGTAACCGGTCTTAATGAAGCTAGAGATGGTAGTATGCCAGATAAAAACGCTTTAGTTGGTGTACAAAAAATAGCGGCGGCAAATTCAAATACAGCTACTAGACACATATTACAAGCTGGTTTGTTTTTAACAGCTGAAACAGCAGAGTGTTTATCACTTAGAATATCTGATATTATAGAGTACTCTCCAACTAAAGATGCTTTTATACAAGCTATTGGAGCTAGTAATATAGCTACATTAGAGGAAATGTCAGATCTACACCTGTATGATTTTGGTATTTTTATAGAGTTACAACCAGATGAAGAGGAAAAAGCTATGCTAGAAAACAACATACAAGTAGCTCTTCAGCAGCAAACCATAGAACTTGAAGACGCTATTGACGTTAGAAATGTTAGGAATTTGAAATTAGCAAATCAATTCTTAAAACTACGTAGAAGAAAAAAGATGGAAAGAGATCAAAAAGCACAGCAAGAAAACATGGAGCGACAAGGTCAGATAAACCAACAGTCAGCTCAAGCAGCGGCACAAGCTGACATTCAAAAAAGCCAAGCTATAGCCCAGACAACAATGCAATTAGAGCAAACAAAATCTCAACTTAAACTACAGGAGCAACAACAAGAGGTCGAACTTAAAAAACAGTTGATGAAAATTGAGTTTGAATATAACATGCAGTTAAAGACTATGGAGTCACAAGGCGCGTTTGATAGAGAAAGCAATAGAGAGGATAGGAAAGACAAAAGAACTAAAATACAAGCCACTCAACAAAGTGAGCTTATAGATCAAAGAAATAGTGGTGGAACACCTAAAAACTTTGAGTCTTCAGGTAATGATATATTAAGTGGAGATTTCAATTTGAACTCGTTCGACCCTAAGTAGGATTATTATTAATTATTATTATATTATATTATGGAAGAAGAAAATGAAAAAGTAGTTGAAGAAACTACACAAGATCAAACTGTAGAAACAGTTGATGAAAGCAAATTTGAATCAGCTGGAGACGACAGTATTATTAAAGTAGATTTAAGCGCTCCACCACAAGAGGAAAAGGTAGAAACTGAAGTTGTGGCAGAGGAAAAAACCGAAAAAGTAGAAGCGGTAACTGAAGTTACTGAAGAAACAAAAGCGCAACCAGAGGTTGAAACACAAGAAGCTTCAATGTTAGAAGAAGTTACTGAGGAAGAGGTTGAGGAACAGATTGAAGAGGCTGTGGCAGAAGCTGAGGCTACTGGAAAGCCATTACCAGAAAATATCCAAAAGTTAATGGACTTTATGGAAGACACTGGCGGTGATCTAAATGATTATGTAAAGCTTAATCAAGACTATAACGAACTAGATGATACGGCTTTGTTAAGAGAGTATTACAAGCAAACAAAACCTCATTTAGACAATGAAGAAATTAACTTTCTTATGGAAGACAACTTCTCTTACGACGAGGATATGGACGACGAAAGAGATATACGTAGAAAGAAATTAGCGCTTAAAGAGCAAGTTGCCAGCGCTAAAAGCCACTTAGACGGGCAAAAGTCTAAATACTATGAAGAGATCAAAGCTGGAAGCAAGCTTACGGGTGAGCAACAAAAGGCAATTGATTTCTTTAATAGATACAACAAAGAGTCAGAAGCAACTCAAAAAACAGCTGAAAAACAAAAGTCAACTTTTTTAAGTAAAACTGAAAATGTTTTTAACGACAAGTTCAAAGGTTTTGAATATAACGTCGGTGATAAAAAGTATAGATTTAATGTAAACAATGCTGAAGAGGTTAAAAATACTCAAGGTGATATTAATAATTTTGTCAAGAAGTTCTTGAATGAAAATAACGAAATGTCAGATGCCAAGGGTTATCATAAATCTCTATACACAGCAATGAATGCGGACGCTGTTGCAAAACACTTTTACGAACAAGGAAAAACCGATGCTATGAAAAGTAGTATGGCTAAAGCCAAGAACGTTGATATGAACCCAAGACAAAGTCATGGAAAAATTGAAACAAGCGGTATGACGGTAAGAGTATTAGGTGACAATGCTGATGATTTTAAGTTTAAAATTAAAAACAACAAATTTAAAAAGTAATAATTTAAAAAAAATTTAAAATGGCAATTACAAGAGGAACTCAGAGTAGAGGCGCAGCAGTACAAGCGGTTACTTCTGAGAATTATTTAGACATCCAAAACAATGGATGGGCACAGCAATATCTTCCTGATTTGATGGAGAAAGAAGCTGAAGTTTTCGGTAAGAGAACTATATCAGGTTTTTTATCTCAAGTTGGAGCGGAGGAAGCTATGTCAGCTGATCAAGTTATTTGGTCAGAACAAGGTAGGTTACACTTATCTTATATATGTGATATGTTAGATGTTACAGCGAGTACTATTAATATCTTAACTGATATTGATGGTGTTGCTCAAACAACTACGCATGGTATTAGAGTTGGTGATATGGTGTTAATTTCTGGTGGTGGGCAAACAGTTACAGCTCGTGTAAGCGTTGCTGCTGCTGGTAATCAAACTATCACAGTACAGCCTTATAGCGTTGCACACATGACAAACGCAGGTTTTGTTGATGGTGACAATGCTTGTACTATAATGGTATTTGGTTCTGAGTATGCTAAAGGTACTGCGTATTTAGGAGCTAGATCTAATGAACCACAATTCACTACATTTACTAACAAGCCAATTATAATGAAAGACATGTACGAGGTTTCAGGATCTGACGTTGCTCAGGTTGGATGGGTTGAAGTATCTGGTGAAGATGGACAAAATGGTTACTACTGGTATTTAAAAGCTGAAGGTGATACTAGAGCTAGATTTACAGATTACTGTGAAATGGCTTTAATTGAAGCTGAAACAGTTGCTGCTGCTTCTGCTATAGCCTTACCAACTGATGGTGGTGCTGGTACAGCGGGTACTGAAGGTTTATTTTCTGCTATCGAAGCTAGAGGACATCAATCGTCTGGTATTACTGGTGTTAACGCTGCAACTGATTTAGCTGAGTTTGATGCTATCTTAGCAGAGTTTGATAGAAATGGTGCTATTGAAGAAAACATGTTATTTGTAAATAGAGCAACTGCTCTAGCAATTGACGACATGTTAGCTTCTATGAATTCTTACGGAGCTGGTGGTACTTCTTACGGAGTATTTGACAACTCTGAAGATATGGCTTTAAACTTAGGTTTTTCTGGTTTCAGAAGAGGTTCTTATGACTTCTACAAGTCTGACTGGAAATACTTAAATGACTTAGCTACTAGAGGTGGTATTAATCTTACTGCTACTGCTGAGGGTATTAGAGGTGTTGTTATACCAGCTGGTGTAACCTCTGTTTATGATCAAGCTTTAGGAAAGAATCTTAAAAGACCTTTCTTACATGTTCGTTATAGAGCTTCACAGTTAGAAAGTAGAAAAATGAAGACGTGGGTTACTGGTTCTGTTGGAGCTACTACTTCTGATTTAGATGCAATGACTGTAAACTTCTTAACTGAAAGATGTATGGTTACTCAAGGTGCTAATAACTTCATGTTATTAAACTAAGCAATTTTTAAAAGACCGGGGCTTCGGCCTCGGCCTTTTATTTTTATTAATTTTATTATATATTATATTATGGCAAAGAAAAAAGAAACAAAAGAAATGGTAGAGGTACCTGTTGTTGAAACACCGGTTGTTGAAACACCAAAACCTAAAAAAATTGAATCTAAAAAACCCGAGTGGGAAGTTAAAGATAGAACTTATCTTATAAAAAGAGGAACACCACTAAGCAAGTCTATTAAATCAGCAGGTATATATTGGTTTGATAAAAAAGAGGGTTATGAAAGAGAGCTAAAGTATTGTGAAAATCAAACCACTTGCTTTGTAGATGAAATGAAGGGTGATCAAAGGCTATCACACATTATTTTTAGAAACGGCGTTTTACAAGTGCCAAAAAACAAAGTTGTATTACAAAAGTTATTATCTTTATATCACCCTATGAAAGATAAAACTTATTATGAAAACCAACCACAAGTTGTAGCGGCTCACGAGGTTGAAGATATAGAGATGGAGATTGAAGCATTGAACGCGGCTCAAAGTTTAGATATAGATATGGCTGAAGCGGTTATGCGTGTAGAGGTAGGTTCTAAGGTGTCAGAGATGAGTTCTAAAGAACTTAAAAGAGATTTATTGTTATACGCTAAGAGAAACCCAGGTTTGTTCTTAGAGTTAGTAAATGATGATAATGTTGTACTTAGAAACTTTGGTATCAAAGCAACTGAAATGGGTATAATCAAACTATCTCAAGATCA